TGGATTGGGGATTTGGTATAAAGAATGAGCGTTATCTTTCCTACTGGCGAGCCGACATCGGCACAGAACTTTAATTCGCTACTTACTAACGTAGCGTATAAGTTGGGTGTTGCCTATTACGGCTCAACCGGCACAGGAATACCGCAACCGCCACAAGACGCTTACAACTCTACCATCTGTGCCACAATCATCAACGATGCAATCCGAATGCTGATTGATGATGGCCCCCGGCCTACAGGATGGTATTGGCAGCAACAGATTGCACAAGTTGATTTATGGCCGGAAATCGGCCCCGATCCTTCAGGCTCTACCTATATTTCTTCTACGGGATCGACTACCGATCCTGTGACTGGATCAACCGTCTTTACGTTTGTACTTACTACGCCGTCTCAAATTCAACCCAATGTCAGCACTCAATATCCTTTGCTGCAAATTCCCAATTTTGTACAGACAATGGAATTGCGGAATATTTGGTTGAATGGACAGCCTTCGACGGGGACGCCAGGGTGGTTTGTTCCCTCTTCAAGTCCTCTGGCGTCCACGTCTACAGTGGGATTGCCATTCACTGTATCTACGTTCATTGATCCCTTTCATATTTCAGCAGTTGGAAATTGGTCTAGCACGTTGAATAGTACAAATAATAAGATTCCGTTTTCGATGGCTGCGACTGGTGATTATACGATGCCCGCTAATTTCGGCGGAACATATTGCTCGGAAATCACCTGGATTGCCAATACTAATCGTGGTATCTTTATTGATTGGGTGGATGAAGCGGCGATTCGGCAGCAGAGACAATTGTACGCACAGCAATTCGGTATTCCACAATGGGCGGCTGTCCGGCAAATCCCGCTTCCCACTGTGCAAATCCAAGCCTTTAATCCCCCCCGTCCTCGATGGGAATTGATGACTTTCAGGATTACGGCGGAATTTCTCTCCGTGAACTTTGCCTATTTTCTCAGTTTTAACAATCTTGTGAATGGGACAGATGAACCGCCCATTCCCCTATCCTTTGACAACACCCTTATGGCTGCGATACGGGCACAGGCAGAGCGTTACCAGATGGATTCGATCAGCGGGCCGGAATTTCAATTTTACCGCACCATAGCCCTTCCCAATGCCCTCAAACTTAACGATATGATGGCTCCTAAGAAGTTGGGGTATTGCGGGAATCCCACACGGCGGATTGGCCCGGCCAACTTAGCCGACTGGCGGTCTCACGGGTATCTTAGGCCAAATGTCTCAGTTCCTACAGAGCCTTATTTACTTTGAGCTTATGATAGCCTAATATTCATTACAGGAGTTTACAATGCCCGATTTTAATAGTAACAACTATCTCCGCGAAGTCAAACAAACCACTACTGGTTCTAATCAAGGAACTAATTGTGACGGCGGATTTCTGGTGGATTTTGATGTCTCAGATAGATTTTTGGTTACGACTGCGGTTCTTAGTGGATCGACCGGAGCGTATGGATCGAATTCTACATCTCCTCTGGCAACCGGTGTGGTTACTCTTTTGTCCAGCACCGCCTCATTTGTTTCCACAGGAGCATCAACATTCGGTCCATTCTTTATTCCCCGCGACTACGATCAGACTTCCGACAATCTTCAATTCCGATTCTTAGGATCGACTGCGGGAACAGGACAAAGCACGATTGCGTTGATTGGCACTATCCAAGTTTACTCAACAGGTGGATCAGCAGCTTATACTTCCCCTGTGAGTATTGCGTCCACTACTTTCAATAATGGCGTGTGGAATAGTTTTGGTATTGCCTTCAATGGGAACGGTTTGCAATATACCGATGCGTATTATCTTACACTTTCTACAGCGGGTGGGAATACTCAAATTGCTGCCGCCAGTGAAGTTTATCCCTCTTGTCAGGTTGCGTGGGCGGATTATAACAACACTCAGAATGTTGTGACTGAGAATGTTGGCACTACTATCCAACAGATTAGGACAACTTAATGTGCCCAACGGACGCAATCAAAATGGTGGTACAACTGTCATTCTAACATCGCCGATTGGCGGTGTTGTTCGGGCCATTTCCCGGGAAGAACAACCGGAAGGTACTGCGGTTGATGCCCTCAATGTTCTCCCCTATTCCTTAGACGGACGCCGTAGAATTTCTCAACGCTATGGTATCTCCCAATTTTGTTCTACTTCAACCGGCGATCCGGTTCAGGGAATGTTGCCGATTGGATACATTCTCCGTCCCGGTGCCCCGATTGGTCCGACTCCTACAATTCCGTGGTCAACGTGGATTGTTCTACCGTGGCCTCATAACGGTTCTGTGACTATAAGTACCGATCCGGGGCCAGGAAGTACAACTTTTTCATTTTCCTCTAGTCAAACGCTGAATATTTCCTATGATGTAAATTGGTACATTGATAGTACACTGGCGACTAGTCCACCCGGAATCAGTTTTGGAATTCAGTATAATACGCCCATACATCCCGCTATCAATAGTCATAATATTCTTGTGGTTGGGGCTGGGTGCTATAATGGAAGCAACGTAGGGTCTACCTATGTTGGAGGGTCCGCCGGATTTTGTAATCTTCTAGCCGATCCTTCAACCCAATACCCAAATGCAGGTGTAACCGGAGCGACTGGTAGCTATACATTTACTGGTCAATACACTTACATTGCGAGTACTGGCAAGTTATTGGTGAATGAGACCATTACGGGAACACAAACACAGAGTAGTACCGGAATCACAAATTGGCCGTATGGATCATTTAGTGCGTGGGGGTCGTTGTTATTGTTTAACAACCAAGTTTACTCTCCTAACACATTTTCTATAACATGAACGCCGGATCAGGAAATTTTCAGTCTGCCTATGGATCAGGCTACATCAATAATTTGGTGTTTGCTACTAACGGGACTGTCTATGTGTCCGATCCATTTGGTACAGTTTCCACAGCGGGGAATCAAAGTACCAAATTCTTTTCTCCGACTAATCCGATCAGTATGTGCTTTTTGAATCTCGGCGTGTATATGACTGATGGTTCAACATTGGCATATTTGAATACATCCACAGGAAACATGGTTGCGTATTCAACTACATTTAATAATTACAGCACCAGCACTGATCCGGCCCCCACTTTTTGTGCCCAAGATGTAACATGGCGTGGTAGACTGATTCTTTATCAAGATCAGAATAACCCGCAGAACATCTACGCGGCTCGCACGGGCAATCCATACGATTTTAACTACGCCGCGACCGATCCCGCCTCAGCATGGTCGGCTAACTTCAGCGAATCAGGACAAATTGGCCAACCTGTGACGGCCTTTATTCCCTTCAATGATGATCTGGCAATTGTATCATGCATAGATCAAATGTGGTTGATTGAAGGTGATCCTTCGGATGGTGGTACGTTTGTTTTGATGAGTGAACACATGGGGATGTTAGGTCCGCAAGCGTGGTGTACCGCTCCGAATCACGATTTGTATTTTGTCGGCACGTCCGGCATGTATATGCTTCGTCCATTTTGGGCACAATACATGCCGCCGCAATTGCTGACGGGGCAGAATTACGATCAATTCTTCACACAACTAGATCGCAATCAAATGAATGTGGCATTGGTGTACGATGAAGTCCACAAATATATCCACATTTATGTGACTCCGTATTCTACTTATCTTGGTGGAATAAGTGGGACGCATTTGATTTTTGACACACGAAACAACGGGTTGTGGCCGGTTCAATATGCCAGCACGGCGGGACCATCTTGTGCGACTTCATTTGTTCCCGGCTCTCTTGGCAACAAACAAATTTTAGCATTGGGGGGATTGAACGGGAATGTGTATCAAATTAACGATTCGGCGACTGATGATGTTGGGACGGCGATTCAATCTAATATAACTTTTGCTCCGATCAATCCCCTTCCTGATAGGGCGGCTATTATGCAAAAGATTGAAGTAGATATGGGAGAACTTCCATCGACTTATTCTACGTTTAACTCAAAACTCTCTGTGTTGGCTGGTCCTACCGCAGCAGATGTTGATGTAGATGGGTATGGATGGCCTTCCCAATCTACCAACCTACCCGGATTTACCAAGACGTTTACTATGGATCGGCGGCAGGCTATAATTCAGCAACGGCTTGGGGGTGGTTGGTTCTCTATAACATTGGGAAACAGTACCGATCAGGCGACTTGGAGCTTTGAGCGGGCTGTATTGAATTTTACGCCGAGTGGAGTGAATCGGCAACAGAGGTAATATGAGTGCTTTAGGAAGTTACATGGCGGCGATGCCAATGATGCAAGGGGCACAAGCCGGTACTGCTCCCGCAGCGATTCAGGGTGGTTATGGATCGGCCATACAATCCCTACAAAATGCCCTAAATGCAAATCAGCAAGCGTATGGTGGGTTACAAAATCAAGCTCAACAGCAATACCAACAAAACGCTGGGGCGGTTCAACAAAATCTTGTGAATAGTGGATTGGGTAATACTACTGTGGCTCAAACGATGCAGCAAGCCCCGCTTCAAACCTACAATAATGCGTTACTAAATATCACGGGACAACAACAAGGAGCGGCAGCAAATATTTACGGACAACAAGCTGGACAATATTCACAAGAGGGAAACGCTCTTGCAAACTATTTAGCGGCGATGCAACAGCAGGCGGCACAATCTCAACAGCAGCAAAGTATGTACCGATTACAACAGCCGAAGATTCATCAAGAAGGTGTACCCGCATTTTAATTTGAAAGACGAGCCAAATCTTGAGGATTGATCGTAATAGTCTGTCAGGCAACCGCCTTCGCCGTAACCTACAGCGGCTATCGGTGGGAACTGCATCTACCGATTTGCCTATTGATTCTAACGGAGGAATTGTATTAACCGATGCGGGATTATCTCTTTCACTGACAGGAGAAGGATCATTACCTACGATAAATTCTACGGGGGCGGTTGTGTCATTTCCTGTGGGTAGTACCGGACAGGTTCTTAGTGTAAGTTCTACGTCATCTACTAATCTCGTATGGGAAACTTTGCCTGCTGCGGGCAGCACTTTTTATGTATTTGGTAGTACGGGTATCGGAGTTTCTACTTCCAGCAATTCAACGTGGGTTGCAAATACTGAACCGGGATCAACTTTCTACATTATTCCTGAAAGCTTGCCGGGTTGGGGCGGTACAGGTTACATTGGAGTAAGTACTACTGGTAACTCCACTTTCATCAACAATTCCATTGCTGGCGTGGTATTGAAAAATAATGGAGACTTGCTTACGGCATCTGGCTTAGGAGGGACTGCTACACTGACAAGACTTTCGGCAGGCACTCTGGGACAAGTGCTTATTGTTTCAACTGCCGCACCCGACACTTCTCCGTTGGCGTGGTCTGGCCAACTAATTGATAGTGGGGGTTCGACAAGCATTGACTACATAAATCGCTATTTAGTCAATGAAAGCGGCGATACGGTTATTGACTACCAAAGCCTTCAACTGCTCAATACCAGCGGCAATCCTTTGGTGGACTGGGGTGCGTCAATTCTCTATGATAACGACGATAATCCCTCCGTTGCATGGAATTCCAGACAGTTGATAGATGCAGACGGAAATGAAGAACTGGACTGGAATAACTTTCTCTTGATTAACGGCTCTGGTAATACTTCGGTTGATTGGAACAACGCCTTTCTGGAAGATGACGATGGGGCAACATCTATTGATTGGAACAACAGACATCTTATTGATGAACTGGGGATAAATGCAATCAATTTTTCAAAGCTCAATAGACATCTGATGAATTCTACCGGTAACTTGGTTCTGAATTTCGGGGGCAAATATTCCACGGGCGATGTGCTGGTTTATAATACTGCTCAAGGTTTTGTAAGAGAGGCAATTGGAACACAAGGACAGGTTCTATCGGTTGCATCAACCAGTAGTACCAGCACGGCATGGATAAGTCTTTCGACCAGTAACATTTCTGGTTACGCTGCTCCATCAACCTTTTACGTTTTAGCCAGCACAGGTATAGCGGTATCGACCTCCGGTAATTCGACATGGGTTACAAATATTTCGACCGGAAGCGGCGGGGGACTTCCGACAGGCACGCGGTCCCAGGTTCTTCTTGTTAACCCAACTGGTGCAAATACTAATCCGACATGGGAATCAGGATTATACGATACTTCGGACAATCTTGTTGTTGATCCCTTCAATTATTATTTATGGGATAACGGCACCAACAATTCGATTGATTGGAACGGTAGAAAACTTTACGATGCCAGTCCCGGCATTGCCCTCAACTACAATAGTCGCATATTGTACGGAAGCGATGGCAACGAATATTTGAATTGGGATATTGGTATGCTTTCTGAAGGCGGAAAGTCTGTCGATTGGTTGAACCACGAACTATTCGACACCTACTCATTAATGTCAATAGACTATGATGGCAGATTGCTCACAGATAAAACGGGTACGTCTATATTGACGTGGGGGAACAGCACAGGCACATTGGGGTTTTTTGGTTCTGACGGAAGCACTCAGCCAACAGTAACGGGGCACTGGTCAACCAGTACCGCAGGTGCAAATCTTGCCGCAGCTTTAGCCAGTCTTGGTCTCATTATCAACCATACATCAACGTAGGAGCATCCCA